CGGATTGCGCCCAGGCGGCCCACTCACCGGTCAGCCGCTCGACGGTGTCGAGCAAGCTCTGACCGTCCGCCGACGCTCCGCCGAAGATCCCGCCGAGCAACCCGCCAAGATTGGTCCCAATGCGGCTGAGCTGACCGAGCACATCGACAGAGCGCTCCACGACCTCGCTCATGCGAGCCGCGCCTGCCTCGCTGGACAGGAACGCGGCGGCTGACGACAGCGCACCGCTGGACCATTCGCCGAAGCGGGTGACCAGCGGAAGACCGATGGAGACCAGCTCGGCCAGCACGCTCATCAGAGGAGCGACCGCGCCCCGGAGGCTGTCGGTGGCCTCGGCGGTGCCACTGAACACCTCGGCGGCCTGGCCTTGGAACAGCGGCGAGGAAGCGGCACTGAGGGCTTCACGGGCGAGCCCGTTGAGGCTGTCGGAGACGTCGCCGAGCCCGGATTCCAGGACGGGTAGGGCACCGCTGCCGGTGAGGGTGTCCAGGTCGTCGGCGAGCCCTGAGAACAGGCGATCTTGGGTCGCTCGCTGGATCGGTGAGAACGCTTCGCCGAGCCCTTGCCAGGAGCGAACGAACGAACGCGCGTTCGGGGACAGCCCTTCCAGCGCCTCGTTGAGGGCTTCGGCGTCGCCCTCGGCGACGGCCACCATGGCGTCGCCGACACCACGCACGCCGACCATCAGCGTGCCGATCGCGGCCGACGCCACTCCTGCGGCTGCGGGGATCGCGAGCAGAGCACCGGTGGCCGGAGCGATCGCCCCGGCCACCGCGATCCCACTCGCGCCGAGCGAGCTGAGCAGAACGCCGCGCGCGCTAGCCGCGACCCCGTGCAGAGTCGCGGTCAGGGCGCGGTCAGCCGCACGGCCGAAGCGGACACCGAAGCGGGCGCCGGACGCGTCGGCTTCGCGTTCGGCCGCCTTCAGGGCAGGACCGAGGCGGCGCAGAACCTCACGCCCGAAGCCGCTGAGGTCGGGGCGGACGGTGAGGTAGGCCGACCCGATCCCCTCAGCCATGACCGCCTCCGCCCCACGCGGCGGCGATCACCGCGCGTACCTCGTCCGGATGGGTCGCGCGCCGACGCGGCTGCATGTCGCGCGGGCGAGGAACCTTGAGTTGCTTGGGAACGGCGGAGCGACGCACCCCATGCGATTCCAGGTAGGCGCGGTAGAGCGCGTGCAGAATCTCGGCGATGCTGGCCAACAGCTCGATCGACAGCGGCCAGGAGCCGGGTGAGGTGTTGGTGTTCGCGTCGGGTGGAAGCCCGCGGATCAGGGTCGCGGCCTCGTCAACGGTGGTGACTCCGCTCAGCGCTTGCGCGTAGTAGCGGAGGAAGTCCGCTTGCGCTGCGTCGTGGAGCGCGGGGTCTTGGAGGACCCCCGCGACGAGGCCGAGGTTTCCCCCGTCTCACCGCCGTAGACCTGCTCCACGACATCCCTCAGCCACTCCACGGAGATATCCGAGCCGGCCAGGGTGAGAAGTTCATCGACCCGGTCACCGAAGAGGCAGCCGAGGGCTTTGATGACCTCTTCCTGTTGCAGGTAGTAGGGGAAGCCAAGCGGGAGCTTCGCGGGCATGACGAACCGTTCGCCGCGAACGGTGATGCCGGTTTCGGTGTCGGTGGCCGACAGGTCGCGGGCGATCTTGTCGGCGTCGATCCAAGGCATGACGGTGCCTCCTGACGAGTGGTGCCAGGGGTGCGGCGGACGTGCCGCACCCCTGGTGGACGGGTGCGGCTCAGGCCGCCTTCGCAGCGCGACGCGTGCGCGTGTCCGGCGCGGCGAGGGTCTGACCGCTCACAGGCGGTTCGGTCTCGGCGGGAGGCGCGAAGCGGGCGTCCACGGAGTCGAACACCCACGGAGGAACACCGGCCTGCCCGAGCACACCGACCGTCGCGCCGGAAAGTGATGTCCTCGTTCTCGTTCACGGTGGCGCGCGGGAACCAGAGCTGACCGGCGAAGTCGCCGTCATACCAGCGCATGAGCACGCAGTACTCGGCTTCGTGGCCGGGCTCGGGCGGGACGAAGGAGAACCCGGTCTCGGCATCGCCGGACCAGGTCCCTCCGGCGAACGCGAACTGCACGGACTCGCGGCTCCAGGTCGCCATGGCGAACGCCATGGTGTTCTCGACCTCGGTGGTCAGCCGACGTGCGGGATAGAAGGACTGCCAGACGGGGATCGTGGTGGTGTCGCGGCTGTTGCCGAACGTGACACCTTCCTCGCTGATCAATCCGAGCTTGGTCAGGGTGTCGGGGACGGGCGCGGTCACGACGGGCTTGGTGGTGCCGGTCGGACCGAACCACACGTCTCCGTTCGCCCCGACGATGGGCTGATCGGACATGGGGTGGCTCCCAAGGAATGGGCGCCACCGAGCGCGCTACGGGTGCGCGGTGACTCTCACCGACAGGCGGGCACGATGCAGTGCCGGAGTGAAGTCGGGGTCTAGCTCGGTGGCGAAATTCGTGACGGACGAATCGGTCACGACGCCACCTGGACGCCTGCCGGGAAGGCGCTCCACGAGCGCCCGGACGCAGCACCTGGCCACGTCGGAGACCTGGAGCTGTCGCACAGCCCAGGCGTCGATTTGCAAGTCGGCGCGGTCCAGCCACACCAGTCCGGGGATGCGGGTGTCGGGGCGTCCGCCCCACCGCACCACCCGCAGGAGAGGGAACTCCTTGTCCTTGGGCAGGACGGTGTACACGCGGTCGCCGATCAGCGACGACAGCTCGGGGTCGGTGCGCAGGGCGTCAGCCACCAGGCGCAGCACGTCCGCGCCCATCAGGGTTCTTCCAGGCGCAGCCCGACCGACTGTGCCGCTCTGGACACGGGACGGGTGGGTTCGGTGTTGATGGACCCGAACTCCCACAGATGAGCGAGCGCCCACCGACTTCCGACGTGGACGGCGACGGTCGGGCCGATCACGCGCGGACGGGTCTGCGTGATGCCCCTGCGGAACCCTCGGGTGCGCGCGCGTCCGGGGAGTTCGGAGGCTCGCGCGGCGAGCGCCACCCGGCGGGCGATCAAGGACAGCTCTGGTCCCAGTAACGAGACGTTGCGGCTCAGCGCGTTGATGGCCGCCTGGTCGAGGTCAATGCGCGCCATCAGCTCGCCTCTTCCAGAGAGGCTTCGACGTGGGTGGGCTGACCGGTGAACAGGTCCATGGGCACCAGCGGGTCCACGATGACCGTCCAGGTTCGGCCGCCCCACTCCACGCGGTCACCGCGATGGAGAACGACCTCAGGTCCGGCCAGCAGACGCCACCGCGCGCGACCGATGTTGTCGGCGTCGTTGGCGCTGGCCTCCTCCGCCGACAGGTACACGTCGGCCTCGGAGACCGCCCAGTCGTGGACCTCGTCGCCGTAGGCGTCGCGTCCGGTCACCACCTGGTGGCGCAGGAGCACGCGGTGCGGCTTCATCAGCGGTATCACGCGGGGTCACCTCCGCTGGTGTCCAGAGGGCGAAGAGGGTGCCGGTCGCCCGCGTAGGGGCGCCGCGACGGGGTTCGCACGCTGTAGGCCGATGCCTTGCCGTAGGCCGCGCGTAGCGCGGTCACGTCGGCGTCGGCCAGGACAGGTCCCGCGCCACCGTGTCCGGCCATCGCACCGGCCTGGAACGACACCACTCCCGCGCGGTAGTTGGCCACGCCAGCGGGGTTGTACACGCAGCGCGCCACGCACGCGGCGAGCACGGCGTGCGCTCCCGGCTCCAGGTCGGTGGGGTCGATCTCGGGCACGTACCTCGCCGCGTGGGCGAGGGCGTCACTGATCCACGCCTGCACCTGGGCCTCCAGGGCTCCGGTGAGGACGCGGCCCGTGCGGGTGGCGATGTCGTCCACGGTCAGCGCGGGCACGGTTACGCGGCCTTCTTGCGCGCGGTGCGGCCGGACGCCGAGGACGCGGCCAGGGTCTGGGTCTCCGGAGCGGGCACGGTCGGAGCGATGCGCAGACCCAGGTGAAGGGTGTCGGTGGTGGGGTTGGCCGCGTGGTTGATCAGGTCCAGCCCGATCAGCGAATCGAACGAAATGATCTGCTGCTTGGTGCGCAGTTCGTAGCCGCGAACCGTGCGAATCGCGTAGCCCTCGTAGGACTGGCCGGACGCCGAAGCGCCCGAAGGCGGGTTCGACAGCGCGCGGGAGGCGAGCGCCACGGCCTCACGGTGGAAGGCGTATCCGACGTCGGCGGTGGGCACGCGGCTGTACTCGTAGATGTCGAAGCCCATCAGCCGGCCGAGCGACGCTTCGCGCAGGGCCTGGCCTCCGTTGCCGGAAGCGTCCGCGCGGCGGACGATGTCGTGGTCCAGCAGGCGCTTCGCTGCTTCGGGAGAAAGCACCAGGGTTCGACCGGACAGCGGAGCACCCAGGCGGTTCATGCGCATACGGGCTTCGCTGAGCGTCCGGAGAACGTCGCTGTCGTCCCAGGACAGGTCGGTGGGCAGGGTGTCCAGGGTGTTGATGACCAGACGGTCCATGGCGTCGGCCATCGCGGTCATGGACGGCGTGATGACCTGTTCGTTCAGGTCGCGCAGGTCCAGCAGAACCGTCTCGTCGGCCAGTACCACCGAGATGTCGTAGATGTCATCCAGGCTCAGCGTGATGCCGTGCTCGGTGATGTCCTGGGGCTCGATGCCCACGGAGCGGTCGAACTTCTTGGGCACGAAGGTGGGCGGACGGCGAATGGTGATGCTGTCGCCGGTTCCGCCTCCGTACTCGGTCTCTGCCTGGCGCCAGACGAGCGACGCCATGATGGTGCGGTTGCGCAGCGCGGACAGCGCCGCACGGGCGATGGTCGTGGGGTTGAGAAAGCTGTGTGCCACGGCGCGGCACTCCTCGTCGGATCACAGGGTCAGCGGATGTCTCCGCGCGCACCTGGCGTCGCGATGGAAGTGCCGCACCGGGCGGCTCACTCAGATATTAAGCAAAGCTGAACGCTTACATCAAAAAGGTTCAGCGGAACTATTTCTACTGGGCGAAGAGTTCCTTGTCGAAGTCCTCGACCGAGAAGGCGTCGTACTTCTTGGCGGACTCGCCCGCCACACCGATCCCGGCCTCATGCGGGGTCGGCACGGACTCGCCCTTGACCAGATAGGGCTTCTTCTCCGCCACGGTGCGCAGAGCCGACCGGATGGACTCGCGGTCCACCGTGCCGTCCTCGGCGGTCTCCACGTCGCCCAGCTCCACCAGGCGCACGGCGTCGTCCACGTCGTGGAACTTCAGCTCGGCCGCGACGCTGCGCGCCTCGGCTCGCACGAGCAGGCCCCGGTACTTCTCGGCGGTGGCCTGCTCGGCTTCGGCCCGTGCGGTCGCCACGGCCTTCTCGGTTTCGGTGGCGGTGGCGGCCTCCAGCTCTGCCAGCTTCTCGGCCTGGGGCTCCAGCTCGCGCACACGGGTCCGGTACCGGGCGGCGTCGCGCCGGATCTTCTCGACGTACTCACGCGAGAACTGGTCGGACTCGGAGCGCTCCGGAGCGGGCGCGGTGTCGTTGGCATCAACGGTGCCGTTGGTGTCGGTGGTGGGGGCCTCGGCGGGGCTCTCGGACACGGGGTTCCTCTCAGACTCGGGCGGCCTCGACGAGCCACCCGTTGCGGGCGAGTTCTTCACGCAGAAGATGGGGCTGGTGGGACCAGCGGGCACGAATCCAGCGCAGCGACCGGCCTCGGCCCTGCTGGTTGGCGTTGATCTCACCGGGCTCGATGCCAAGTCGTCGGGCGGTCGCCTGGTCGGCGCGGGTGATGCGTCGCGGTGGACTGTGGCGCCCCTGCACGATCGGCGAGACCCCGGCGCCGTTCTCGATGGCCTCGGCGCCCTCGGGGCCGAACACCGCCCGGCGTTCGTCAGGGCTCATCGCGGCGGCGAGGCCGTCAGGGGTGTGCTCGCTGGGCACGCCGCCGATCACGCCGTGACCGGGGACGTGGTAGGTCGGCACGTGGACGCACCCGGAGCACTTGGGATGGCGCTGGAACCCCTCGCTGTAGCGGTAGGTCCTCCCGGCGAGCACGATGCACAGGTCACACGCGGGCATTGTGACCAGCCGTTCGTATCCGGTGATCCGGTCGTCCAGGCACATGCCGGTGTTGATGGTCTCGCGTGCGGCGTCGGCGACTTCGGTCTGCACGACGGTGTCCAGCGTGGAACGGGCGCGCGTCCACGCCTGGTCGGGCGGCATTCCGCCCCAGATCAGTGAGCGCGCCTGCATCTCCGCTTTCGCCAGGACATCGGCGAGCGGCTTGCCGGTCTGGGACCGACCGACCACCGCGGACTCCACGTCCAGGATCGGAACGTCGCCGTCCTCGGGGACACCGCACGCATCGGCGTGCGCCTGGACGAAGGCGAGCGCCATCAGCGCGGCGTCGCGCTGAGCCTCGGCCAGTGCGGCAAGAGCGGCCTCGCTCAGCTGCGACCACTGGTCCGCGATGGAGGCGAACGGGTTGATGCTGTCCCACAGCAGCAGGACGAGCGCAGCGGCCTGGACCGCGACGGCGGTCTGTCCGGCCGCGTAGCGCTGGCTGAGCATGAGGGCCTGAGCGCCCCCCGTGCCGATGCGGCGGCGGTCCTCGGCGCGCATCAGGCCGCGTCCGCCAGGGCGTCGTCGGCCGGGAGCCGTGTCAGGGTGAGCGCTCCTGCGGTCTGCGCGGCCACGGCGCGCTCGGTGGCGCCGGACTGCATCCGCTTCCACCGGTCGATGGTGGCCGGACTCGCGCCGTAGCGCTCCCACAGGGCCTCTTGGGGGATGCCGATCGGCGGAGAGCCCAGCTTCACGAGGGCGTCCACGAGCTGTCCTTCGGTGCGGGTCTCGGGATCGGCCCAGACGGGTTCGCACGGTGTCTGGACGGCGCCACCCGCGCGGGCGACCAGGTCCAGGACGCGGCTCCAGGCTTCGCCGAGCACGAGCTGCTTGGCGCGGACCTTGGACACCAACCCGGCTTCCGCAGCCTTGATGGCGTCCCCGCTGAGGTTCACCATCTGCCCGAGCAGGTAGTGCGCGGGAACCTGGCTGATGGCGGAGAGCTGACGCACCAGCGCATCCAGGACCGCGACGTAGTTCGCCAGGTTCGATTCGCTGAACTCACCGAACGTGGTGTCCGACGACTCGGCGACCCACAGCCGATCAACGCTGGAGTTGAACGGCTCGACGGGGTTGCCGTCGTCGTCCTCGGGGATGGCGAGCCCGGTCGCCCACCTCTGCCGGTAGGCCGAGTAGGTCATGGCGAGCTGCATGTGCAGGTTGGTCGCGTTGATCCTCTGCTGGATGGGCAGTAGGGGCGCGAGTTCGGACTGGTGCCGCCCGAGAAGGTCCGGGTCGTTGTCGAAGGACACGAACGGCACCGCGCCGAGCGGGTTGGGAAGCGCGTCGCGCAGGACCCACTGTCCGGCGCCGCTGTCGCGCTGGTAGCGCTGTACACGTGCGGCGTCGTAGAGATAGGCGTGCTCCAACACGCGGCCGTCAGGCAGTTCGGCCGCCCACTTCTTCACCGCCCACAGCGGCGAGAAGTCCTGAGCGTCACGCGCCACGTGCACACGCAGCGGCGACTCACCGCGTACGACCGGGGTCGCCGGATCGGCGGGGTTGGGCCACACCCCGATGAGCGCGGTGCCCAGTTTCAACGACTCGGTGTAGACGCGGCTCTGGACCGCCGCCATCCGGTTCGACTCCAGGATGCGCCACGCCTCCAGGTCGCCGCTGGCGTCGCCCCGGCCTCGGATACCGTCCAGGCGCAGGCGCTCAGCGATGGCATCTACCACCAGGCGCAGCCACGCGCTCGTCGCGGACTCGGCGAGCTGTCGGTACTCCGCGCGTGCGTTGCGCGGCATGTACGGGGTGTCGTGGTCGCCCCGGTAGTACCGCGAGTACAGGTCCAGGTCCGCGCGCGCGGCCTCCAGGGCGTTGAGCCCCTTCTCCAGGCGTCGGTCGATGGTGGGCATGACACACCGCCCTCTCCATGGGTGAAGGGGTTCAGAAGCCGACGACGCGGCCGGGAGCCTTGGTCACGCGGGCGCGAGTGCGCCACGCGGCGACCGCCATCGCGGCGGTCAGAACGCCGTCGATGCGCTTGTTCGCCCCGCCTCGTCTGGGCTTGATGGGCTTGAGGAGTTCGGGGTCGTCGCGGGAGCGACGGACCTCCACGGTGTCGAAGCAGAACCTCGACACGGGGTTGTCGTGGTGGTGCAGGAGGCGGGTCTTGAGCACCGCCATCAACTCGTTCATCCCAGGGCTCAGACCCGCGAAGGTCTGGGGAACCGGGATCAGCTCGACGCTGGGACCGAGCAGCGACGCCAGGTGTTGCACGACCGGTTCACCGCTCCAGGGGTCGTAGTCGATCTCGGCGATGGAGAATCGGCCGGCGTCGGTGGAGATGTCGGCGTAGACCCGCTCGTAGTCGATGACGTCGCCCTCGGTGATGGTCAACCAGCCGTCGCGCACCCACGACTCGGCGGCGCCACCCGTGGTCGTGACGAGCTGGGGCAGTGCGGCCTCGGGCAGCCAGTAGCGCCACAGCGCGTCCGCGCCTCCTTCCGCCCGCGGAATGATGACCGACCACGCGGTGAGGTCGAGCTTCGCCGACAGGTCGAGTCCGGCGAACGCCTTGGGACGCCCGGTGATCGCGCGCCAGTCGGGGCGCGGCCACGGCTCCCCGGACGCCCGGTCGTAGACGTCCATGGGCATCCACCGCGACACCGAGGACACCCACTGGTTCAGCCGGAACTGACGGAACACCGACTCCTTGGCGGGGTCCTCGCGGGCCTCCATCGCTTCCTCTCGAAGCGTCTGCACGCTGAGGAAGTCGCCGAGTGCGGGGTTGGCGGACTTCCAGACCTCCTCGTCCCAGGGGTCGGCGTCCTGGTCGGCCTCAGCGATGTAGGCGAACCGGTGTGGAGCCCGCTTCGGGTTCTCCAGCACCCGCTTCGCCTCCAGGTACTCCTGGTAGCAGAAGCTGTCGCGGTCGGTTCCGGCCGTGGTGATCGCGACCATGAGCGGCTGTGTGCGGGTGCCCGCTCCGGTGCGCAGGGCGTTCCACAGGTCGCCATTGGGCGCGGTCAAGAGTTCGTCGTAGACGGCGCCGTGCGGGTTGTGGCCGAGGTTGCCAGCGGCGTCGGCCGGGATCACTTCGTAGTAGGACCCCGTCTGCTCGTCCACGATGCGGCGTGCGTGGTCCTTGACCACCAGACGCCGCGACAGCACCGGCGAGAGCCGGACCATCCTCGCCGCGACGTCGTAGACCTTGCGCGCCTGGTCCTTGTCGCGCGCGGCACCGTAGATCTCGGCGCCTTCTTCGCCGTCCGCGCACAGCAGGTACAGACAGATGCCAGCGGCGATCTCGCTCTTGCCGCACTTGCGCGCCATGCTGATGTACGCGATGCGGTAGCGGCGCACATACTGCTTCGACTCGGCGTCCCACCGCACGGTGGAGAACAACGGGCGAAGCAGGTCATGCTCCTGCCAGTGGGCGAGGCGGAACGCCTGCCGAGCCCAACGCGCTTTCGTGTGCGTCAGTAGCTCAGTGAAGAATGCTACGACGTGGTCCCCACGAGCAGCGCACACGTGGTCTCCGCGAAGCGTGCACGCGGCGTCGTCCAGAACGAACCCGCATTCGGGCGGTCGGGAGGCGGACATACAGAAATGCCTCCAATGACATGATCATCGGATGTCCATGACCCAGGGTTCGCCTTGCGCAAATCGCCACGGGAAGGCGTCCATTCATCTAGAGTTCCTGTGTGCGAGAACCAACCCGAGGAGAGGCAGCGGCAATCGTGGGCGTCGCCTGCATGGCTCAGGCCACTGCTGCGATGGCCGGGTTCAACGCCGCTCCCACACCTTGGCAAGTGGCCATGGTCATCACCACGACCCTCTTCGCAGGCGCGGCAGCCACCCTCGCCCTCAGGAGTCCAAAAAATCCAGTAGCCGCACTCTCTATAAAAAAACCCTCACTGGTTAGAGTTCGTGCATTAATTGAGAAGCTGACTCCTTCCCACTGGATGAGCTTGGGCTTGCTTGCCCAAAAAATGAATCAAAAGAGCAATTTAGCTCAATTGCGCTTCAAAAAAAGACTGAATGCTTCCTGTTGTATAAAAGGGGCCTCTGCGAAGGTTCGTAGGGCCTAGCTGAGCAGGCGGGAGGCGTAGTTCTCGGCGACGCGTTGTGTGGTGAGGCTGACCCGTGCGGCCGGAGACAGGCCGAACTCTCGTCCGAAGGCGAGCATGGTGCGCGCGGACTCGCGCTGGATACGGACAGCGGGGTTGGTGCGCAGGTCGCCGTCGCGGTCGGTGATGAGCGGCCCCGCCTTCTGCACGAGCACCGACGCCTGAGCGTGTAGGCGCACCGCTTGCACATAGGCGTGAAGCTGGTGGGTGTCGGGGCGCTGGGCGAGGCCCATCGCGTCCAGCTCACCCACGACGAAGTCCCAGATCGCCCGTGCGGCCTCGTCCAGTTCGGGCGGGGGCTCGGGCAGACCGGGAGCGGGTTGGGGCTCGTTGCGGTTGATGCGTCCCGCGCGCTCCCCGTGGAGGACACGCAGCTTCGTCGGCTTGGGCGCGGGACCTCGCTTGCCCACGACACCTCACCTCACTTCGTGCGGACTCGGGTCGTGCGTCGTTCGGCGGCGGCGACGGCCTTGGCGCGTTCGTCCTCGGCGGTGCCGCAGGCGGTCATCTGGGCGCGGTAGTAGGCCACGACCGAGATGCGCTCGGATTCGCAGCAGGCGAGCATCGCGTCGTTGACGGCGCCGTGCGGACAGGTCATGGCGGTGTTGCCGTGCCACTGGTGGGCGTCCATGAGAATCAGGTCCCCGTCCCCCAGATCGACGCCCACCTGATACTCGGGGAACACCAGGCGTCCCCCGCTGTAGCTCCCTCGGCGCACCACGGCCAGCGTCGAGAATCCCTCGGCGAGGTCCCCGGAGTCCAGGTGCGCCCCGGTCGGGTAGGAGTTGTTCACGGTCACGGTGGTGAACACGGTGCCTTGGACCACCCAGTCCGGCGCGGTGTCGGCCACCCGTGCGGCCTGTGCGGCGTACCGGTCGGGCACGTGCTCGGCGAACGCGGCGCTCATCGCTCGCAGGAGTGGGGAGAGCTGGCGGAAGTGGGGCAGATGCTCACCCGTCCACGCGGTGAGTCGGCAGTAGCGCTGCTGCCCCGAGGGGTCCATGGCGCCGACCACCGCCGAGGAGATAGCGCGTGCGCGGGTGCGGGTCTGTCCGGCGATCTTGAGTCGCTTGGTGCCCGAAGCCGCGCCCCTGTTGTCGGTGCGCTGTGTGCGCAGGCTGTGCAACACGTCGTAGATGCCGGGGTCGGAGTCCAGGATCTCGCGCAGGTGTCCGGGCAGGTACACGCACAGAGGACGACCGTCCGGCATGAGCACCCGTGTCGCTCCGGTGAGCAGAACACCATAGGAGGCATCAGTCGGTAGGCGTCCCTCGTGCGCGGCGACGGTCTCGGGGTGTGCGCGGGTGCGTACCCGCATCTCGATCACCTCAGGGCCTCCAGTGCGGGGATGCGTTCGGCAAGGCGTGCGGCCACCTGGTCCGGTGGGTCCGTGCACGGATCGGTGAGCAGACGCCACCCGCGTGAGGGGGCGCGCTCCGCCAGGCGAGCGGTCTTGGTGCGGCGTCCCCGGACCCACGTCGCGTCCTGAGGGGAACCGCGGAGTCGGCGGCGCTCGTGTGCGACCGCTTCGGACGGTGCGCAGTGCACCAGCGTGACGGTGAACCCCGCTTCGGTCGCGGCGTCGAGGAACCCCGCCGTGGCCAGCCGATCGCCCTCGCCGAGGACCACTGCGGAATCCGTGCCGGCGATCCATGAACGCGCGGCCGGTTCCACCGACAGCGCGAGCGCATCCGTGCCCGAGAACGCGGCGCGACGGCGACCGAGTTCGACCGCGACCACTTCACGCGAACGCACGAGGAGATCGTGTGCGAAGGGTCGGCGGCGGCTCAGCCGCGCGCACTGGTCGGTCAGCGCGCACATCAGCGTGGACTTGCCCGCTCCGGGCTCGCCGATCAGATAGACCAGCTCCTTCACGCGGCGGCCTCCCGTTCGGGAAGGTGGCCACGGATCATCTTCGGGGTCACGGCGCGCAGAGCGCCCAGCACCAGATCACCCGAGGACACCTCGGTGCCCAGGCCGCGACGCAGCTCGGCGAGACGGGCCACGGCTTCGGTGTGTTCGTCCAGGTCCAGGACCACGACGAACTCACGTAGCCCCGACGCCGAAGCTTCCTCGTCTTGTTCGGCGTTGGCGCCCAGGCGCTCAGCGCGCGCGGCCGTCTCCTCGTCGGACTCGGCGTACTGGGGCTGGACTGTGGTCGGCGGAGAGGTGGGGACCTCGCCCAGGCGTGCGGCGAGGTCTTCCAGGTCGTCAACGCTGAACGCCGTTCCGGTGAGGGCTTCGGCGTCGGCGCCCACCTGTTCCAGGAGGGCGAGCAGAGCCGACTCGTCGTAGGTCGCCAGATCGGTGGAACGGTTGTCGGCGAGCAGGATCTTGCGCGCCTGGTCGTCGTTCACATCGACCCACAGCACGGGGATCTCTGCGGCGCCGCGAGCCTTGAGCGCCATCCAGCGGTGATTGCCCGCGAGGATGCGTCCGGTGCTCCGCTGCGCGACGACGGCGCCGTAGAACCCGTGCGCGTCGATGGACTCGCCGATGGCGTCGACGTCCCCGCGACGCGGGTTGTCGGGGTGCGGGATGAGCTGGTCGATCGGCACCTGTTCGTAGTGCTGGTTGCTGATCACGAGGCGCCTCTCAGCCAGGCGCGGCACATGTTCTGGTGGCGGGAGGTCGTGACCGAGTAGCGCTCGTCAGGTATGACTACTTCGCCGTCGGCGCGCACCCACGCGATCGGGGTGCGGTAGGAGAGCACGGTGTAGACGACTCCGGGGTCCTCGTCGTCGGCGCGATAGCGCCGGTACCACTCATGGGGCAGGCACTCGCCTGTACTCCAGAGCGCTCCCGCGATGGCGCTCATGGCTCCGTAAGAAGTGAAGGGTTCGCGTCGAGCCAGGAATCCATCAGGACCACCAGCGTCCCGAATCGCGATCGACGGCATGACGGAACCTCCGTGGTGTCGTTCGAGGAGCGCCCGGTTTTTTCGTCAAAACCGTGGCGCACATGCGCGGCCCTGGCCGCCGGGCGGAGCTAGGGGAGCTGAGCGGGGGGTTCCCCACCCCGGGGAGCGGTCGCTTGTGGTGGTGGGGTCACAGCGGCATTTCCCCAGGTAGTCACGGAAGGTGACGGGTGCGGTGGTCGGTCATCCCCGGGGTGCGACTGGAGAGTTTGGTAACAGGTTTATAAACATGCAGCCTGTGAGGGGCTTTTGTGGCGATCGGGTGGCCTGGGGAGATGCACATCGTCGCCGATGGGGCTCCTCTTGGAGCTACTAGGAGTGGCCAATAGGATTTCTGTGTACACAGAAAACCGCAAAGCAAGGGAGCCCCAGCAATGGCCACCACCACCAAGACCTCCACCGCCAAGACCCCCGCTACGAAGGCGCGCACCACTAAGGCCGCGCCCGCCATTAAGGAGGCCACCCCTGCCAAGGCCGCGCCCACCACCAAGGCCGCGCCCACCAGTGGCTCGCTGACCAACATGACTGCCGCCGAGGCGAAGGCGATCACCGAGGAGGCCGCGCCCACCAAGGCCGAAAAGCCCAAGGCCACCCGCAGCGCGAAGCCCGGTGCGTACATCCGGAAGGACCGCACCCGGCGCGCCACGGGTAGCCGCGTGCAGGTGTTGGACCTGCGCGCCGAGGACGCCCCGGCCGACGCGGTGAAGCCCAAGGGTGGCCAGCACTTTGCCACCCACTGCGTGACGCACGGCACCACCGAGCACCACGACACCTATGGCGCCGCGTACAAGGCGTCCAAGGTGAGCCACGAGTGGTGCGGCAAGTGCCACCTGGTGGACGCGGACGCGGTGAAGACCACGAAGGCCACCACCAAGTAAGGCCCAGGTGTGGGGGCGGCGGTGACCGCCCCCGCACCTTATTCATCCCATGAACCGAGGAAAGGACGAATCATCGAACTCGAACTCTTGCGGAGCGTCGCTCCTCCCGGATGGGACGTCGACCCCTCCGGTGACTTGGTGTGCCCGTGTGGGACCCGAATCGAGCAGGACGGCACGTGTACCGAAGGGCACGTGTCGTTCCTTCGTGAGTGGGGGCTGATCTGATGCGCCGACGCGCAGCACGATGGCGCTCCTACGTCCGCGCCACCCTGGTCGCCTTCACCGCTCCGCGCACCACGGCGACCCCGTCGTCTCCGCCGATCGACTCGAACACGTCAGCGGGATCACCGTGGGGGTTCCGCTACGCGGCGGCCGACATCGACTGGTCCACCACCCGCTACGCCCTGGAGACCGAAGTCGGTCCCTGCGGGTGCGCCTGCTCGATCGGACGCCCCTGTTCCGGTTGCGGGCACGCCCAGTGCGGAACCGGAGACCGCACTCGCATCCGAACCCACTACCGAAAGGCCGCATGACCATGCACGACCAGCTTCCGACCATCGAGGGCGACGTCACCGGGAACGTGATCCCCGAGACGCCCGGCGTCCTCAAGCTCCTCAAGAACTCCCGGTTCAGCGTCATCACCCGTGACGTGCGCGTTGCCGACTTCACGACCCTGGACGGCCTCTACTCGCAGGTGCACCGTCAGCTCCGCGGATCGGGGTTCTACGTGATCGGTGACCACGGCATCGAGGGAGAGACCGACTTCCACAAGTCCATCGAGGCCGCCGTCATGAACGCCCTGAACCACCACTACCCGCCGAACGCCGAGGACGGCGCGGCCACTGAACGCATCGACGCCGCTGAGTCCGCCCAGGACCAGCGGCGCCGATGACGACCGCCCAGGCCGGGAGCGACTTGGAACCCGAGCCCGGCCTGGGCGCGCTTCACCCACCTGATTCACATCAAGGAAGGCAGCAGTACCTAATGTACGACGAGAACTCCAAGCGCGGGATCGCGCGTCTGGTCGAGACTCAGCGCGAGTTGCGGGGACACAACTTCCTGCCCAGTGACTCCGAGCTGGCGAAGATCCCCGGGGCCTACGAGACCGAGGACATCCGCGAGTCCTTCAAGAAGATCTACGCGCACTACTTCACCGCTTCCGCTGACTGGTGGCTCGTGGAGATCTGGGAGGAGATCCCCGGGCAGTGGATGGGCTTCGGCTACATCCGCCTCGCCAGCAACCCCGAAGGCGCTGAGTGGGGGTACATCAGCCTCAACGAGTTGGAGGAGCTGAACATCCCGACGCGGCCGGACCCCTCCGACCCGATGCTCGTGCTCCTGGTCGAGCTGGGTGTCATCGTCCCGACCCCGCTCATCGTCGAGCGAGACCTGCACTGGAAGCCGAAGTACGCCCACAAGGCGATCCCCGGCATCCCCGCTCCGGCCGATGACCACGGGTACCCGTGGTTGCTGGCGTTCGAGCGGCTGCACGACACCGGGTGGAAGTCCGAGGACGAGTTGGAAAGGGCGTGCGAGAAGGCCGTCATCGAAGGGGCGCCCGAAGGCGCCTACCAGTTCCACGAGGGCGAGTGGAAGACCATCGACCAGGCGAGCGCGACACTCAAGTCTCTGCTGGAGCCCTACGTCGAGGCCGCGAAGGCGGTGGCCGAGGATGAGTGAGCTGGAACGTCCGCACCTGCTGGCGCCTGTCCTGCCCGTGCCGATCGGTGACGGGCACGACTGGCGTGGCGCTCTCCGCTACGGCTGGGAAGCGATCCCCTCGTGGGGACTCGACGGCTGGGACATGGGCAACTGGCCCTACGTGATCATCTGCCGCTACGACAACGCCCCCGTGTTCGCGCTGGCGACCTACACCGAAGGCGACATCACTCTCCGGGCGTGGGACAACGTCCACGAGCGCGACGCCGCCTTGGACGAGATCGCCGCGTGGCACTGGCGACACGGGTACCCGGAAGGTCCCGAGGACCTTCCGCCCGAAGGAGAGCCGTTGCTGCCCCATCACCGAGGCCCGTTCAGCTGGGATCGGTTCCACCTGGCCAAGGAGATGACCGAGGTCGTCTTCGCCTGCGCGGTCTGCAACCAGCGGGTCCACGGCGGTGAGGAGTACGTCAATGGCGTCCTGACGGTGACGTGGACGCACGGAGGACCGAGCGATCACGAAGCCGTTCCCGCTCCGGCCACCAAGGGAGAGACCACCGACGCTTGTGACTTCTGCGGTCACACCATCGGCTCCATGTGGCTCTTCACCACGGAGACCGAGTTCACCGTGACCACTGAGGCCGACGGCGACACCTTCACCGCCCATCACGACCGGTCCTGGACGTCCTGCCACCCCTGTATGCGACAGATCGTCGCTCGTGACGGGGAGCGGCTTGCCCACCGGGCGATGCTCCGCATCCGGCAGTCGGTCCCTGGGCGGAGCGAGGAGTGGTACCGGTTCGCGAAGGAGTACATCATGCATGGTCACTCGGCGTTCTTCGCGGCCAACCCCGGCGCTCCGGAAAGGATCAGGCGATGAGGGCCACGGCCGTGTCCAAGGTGCTCATCGACCAGGCGACCGACCGGGTCACCCTCGGTCTCACCGGGAACGACGGCGACATCGAGATCACTGTTCCCGTCGCTTCCATCTCCACCCTGGCGGCGTCCCTGGACTGTGACCGTGAACTGGCCGTCCACCTCGACATCGACACCGCCAAACTCGCGTTGGCGTGTCTGGATCGCGTGAGGTTCATCCACGCCGCTCTGTAGTCTCTGTCCGACAACCGACCCCGGTCGCCGTCCTGCGGCCGGGGTCTTGTCATGCCGCGCCGTAGTGTCGGGCCTCCGCCCACCAGCCTCCGGGCTGGTCTCGGGCCGTGCGCTGCGAGTGGTGGTCATGACATAGCGGACGCAGGTTGGTCTCGTCGTAGCCGCGCGGTCCCTTCGGGCCGCGCCCGTCGATGTGATCGACCTCCGTCGCCACCCGTCCGCACGTCGGCCACACGCACCATGGATGTCTGCGCAGGTACGCGCGCGCAAAACGGCGCCAGCGGCTCGTATATCCCCTTTGGGTGGGGTTGCCCCGGGCGGCATCCGCGCGGCGCAGGCACGCTGTACAGCGCCCGCCTGAGGTACGTGTGCCACACCCCGGGGTAGTGCAGTACGGCCATTGTCGGTACGGCACCGCGGAATCACCCCCAACTGCGACGAAGGGCGCCCGGCCTTCTGGCCGAGCGCCCTTCACAGCGAGCCGGCGGAGGTACAGAACCTCCAGCCTGAGATCAGGGTAGTTGCACTCCTACGCCACCGCGCGGAGATCGGCCGCTTGGTCACCGCTTTCTCGATCGCGTTGGCACGCGAGCACATCGGCCTCCAGGTACAGGTGCGCTCTGGTGCGGCGGTCGGTGGCGAGGTGGCTCAGATGGCCCCGGTGGACCCACGACTTCAACGTGTTGCGCGGAACGCCGTGCTCGCGTTCGATCTCACTCCAGGTCAGGAGTCGGCGGTGCGCTCGACCCATCGCTCTCCCCTTCCTCTGGGGACGCGACGGACACGTTCCCCTCCTTGTCCACGACCAGGTCACCGTTGACGTAGGCGGTCAGCAGCGTCCGTATCAGCCACGGATACTGACGCTTACCGAACTCCATTTCCGCCTTGTCCTGCGCGGCCTTCCACAGGGCTTCCGGTGCACGCACCCGATGCCCTGGCATCTCCCCTGTCGCCGGTCGGCCAACTCCTGCCACCATCCCCTCCTCAAGTCCCGATCACCGAGGGTATGACGACGCCCCCAGACAGGACGAGTCTGAGGGCGTCAGCCGAAGGCCGCAGGAAGGCTGACCACCGAAGGTCCTACTCGGCCTGGCGAACCTCAGCGATGAGCGCCACCCACTGCCCCAAGGGGACAGTGATGTGTCCCGAGTCCCGATGGGCGGTGTCGCGCACGTCGGCGCCTGACGCGTGCTCCCGCACTTCCACGCACTCGTTGTTCCCACTGCTGTACGAGGACTTGTGCCACTCGGCGGTCATGCCAGGTCACCTCTCACTTGCTTCACCAGGTCCAGAGACGCTGCGGGGGTGAGCGCCCAAGACATCTGCTCCCCGAAGATAGCGCCCAAGCGTCTGACCTCATCACGCTGGTCGATGACCACGCCCCCAGAAGCGTGTTCTGCATAGGCCAGGGGTAGCCGGTCCTCGAAGGAGATCAGCCTGAACGGGCCGGTTGCTACCCCTGCCCGATTTTCCGTTCCAGAGGGGACGATCAGCAAGCGGAGAGTCCCGTCAGCTTGAAGTTTTAGCAGGTGATCGAGCTGCTTCGCCTGAGTCTGTGGTGATCCAATCGTGTGCCGGATCACGTACTCCGTGAGCACCACGAGCATTCTCGGGCGGTTCTGAGAGAGCAGCTTCGGCAACATGGACGTCCTGACCTTCATCAAGCGTTCGATGTTGGCCCGGCTGTCACCAGGGCGACAGTCGGTCAGAACAGCGCGCGCGTAGTCGGGCGTCTGGAATCGCCCTGGGATGAGCGCCGAGTGGAACGTCTCGATGCTGATCGCGTACTTCTCGGCCTCGGTGATCTCGCGGTACCACTCCGGGTTGCCGTCGAGCCGCCGCGCGGTCTCCCAAGCGCGTAGAACACTTCCGTGCGCGTCCAGCTCTCTGTCCAGGCTCTCTACGTCTCTACGCCTTGGTTTTCGGTGGCCCGTCTCATGGCCGCCAAGCGTGCTTCTCGCGATCCCACACTGCTTGGCCAGATCATCCTGTGACAACCCAGACATTCTGCGTAAATGGCTCAACGTGGCACCAAATTCGCGCCAAGCATGGTGAGGGGGTTCAGTCGCCATGCGAGCACTATGCCATAGAGGTTGTCGCGCTAACTCCGCGCCGATGACGCAGAATGATGCGTCACTCTCGCGTCAGCCCTGATTGCGCGGCATCTCTGGCTTCTTTCATGCTCCAAGTTCATGCTTCCTTTTAGCGACCAAGATCTGCTGAGCGCTTCCGAACGTGCGCGGACCAGAGGTAAGAGGTGATCTGTGTGGGCAAGGTGATCGAGTTGCATGGAGGCAGCACGCCATCCGACCTGAGGTTGCCGCCCCCACGTCGTGTCACTGACGGGCACCTGCGGGCACCCATCGTCAACGGCCGACCCCTTCCCATGGGAGATGCGATTGCGCTCTACGGGCTGAAAGAGATGTCCGCTGTTGCTCGACGGTGGGTCCGTGTTCACGCCGGACGCCGCAGCGACGAGAACGACACCCTTGCGCTCCTCACCGCTGAGCTGTTCGCGAACGCCGTTCGCCACAGCCGTAGCGGACAGCCCGGTGGTGAGGTCGTCGTTGCGGTCAGCAAGACCGGCATGACCACGCAGGTCAAGGTTGTGGACAACGGCCCCCGGGAACCCGGGGCAGGCCCGCGCCTCAGGACCGTCGATGTCGCGGCTGGGGACGGCGAACTCGGTGGGTTCGGTCTTCGCCTGGTCAACGACATGGCCACCAGGTGGGGCGTCCTCCACGAACAGGTCCGGGGAGAGTGCCGCACCACCGTGTGGTTCGACATCGACCGCGACGCTCAGGCGTGATCCGAGATGGCCTGGGACCCCAGCGAAGACGAGCCGTTCAGGCAGAACGCCGCGCTGCTCCAGAAGCACGTTGGAAGCACGTGGCTTGTGTTCTGGGGGACAGGGTCACGCCAGTACTGGGCGTTCAGGCGCGGAGGCTCCTCGCTCATTCTCTCCCACCCCGATCCGCAGCAGCTCTACGCCAACATCCAGCGCCACGCGCCCCATAGACCAGCACGCTGACGCGGCAGGCCCGCTCCCGCCACCACGAATCGACCTGGAAAGACCGATGTCTCCCCTCACTATCAGCGCCGCCATCGTTGCCCTCTACCTCGGCACCGGCACCCTGTACTCCTGGATGGTCGCCCGAGCCATCGTCCTAGCCATCCCGGACAAGCTATGCAGCGACAAGTGCCGCTCGTTGCACACACACGCGTTCTCCCAAGCCTCCGACATGCTGACGGCGCCCAGCGCTTTGCTGGTACACGCCATCGTTGGGGCCGTTTGGCCGATGGCGATCCGCAAGCAGTGCTTCTGCTTCTTTCGTGCCACTCTCCAGGGCTGATTCCTCGACCCCTAATCCGGCGCGGCGGTGCGGTGAACCCGCCCCAACCCTGCGGTGAGAGCACCGTCCAACTTGCTCGTCCCGCACCGCCGCGCCTCCCACATCCACGTTGCCCCCTCGACCCACCTCTGACCTGAGCTAAGGAGCGCACGTGCCGAGCACGCGGGAACCACATCCGGATGAAGTCATGACCGCCACCGAGGCAAGCCGCCTGCTGGGGGTCGATCAAACGACCCTGAAGCGGTGGGTGAAAGCGGGGAGGATCACCCATTTCCGAACCGCAGGCGGTCACATGAGGTTCCGGAGGCGTGACGTGGACGCGTTTATCGCAGCCCGTCTGACCCTAGGCCAACCAGCAAAAGCACCCGGAACTGCGGTCTCGCGTCCCACGGCCGAGAGAAAGAAGTGAGGACCAAAAGCTCATGACGCCTTCAGCGCACTCGCCGAATGCGGATGACATCCACCGCCACGAGACCGGGAACAGCCGCCCGCGCTGCCTGCACTGAGACGAAGGACGCCCGATGCACCAGCTCATTGTCGCCCCCTTCCTGGATGACCACCTCGTCCTCCGACCCGGCCACCAGAGCGGGTTCAAGATCCCCCGTACTCACTACCTGGAACTGGCCGAATCCCCCAACAGCCGGGTCTGCCCTGACTGGCTCGCCTCCGCAGCTCAGCGCGCCTTCGGCCTAGACCTCGCCGGACACCCCCTGCGCCCGGACGTCCTCGTCCGTGAGCGGTCTCCCTACGGCTACGTCCGTGCGTCCTACGAACTCAACCTCGGCTGCAACTACGACTGCGAACACTGCTATCTCGGCGACCGGCCCTTCGATGGGCTCGACTGGGCCGGTCGTGAGCGGCTGCTGCACATCATGCGCGACGCCGGCGTGGTGTGGATTCAGCTCACCGGCGGAGAACCCCTGATCGACAAGTACTTCCCCGACGTCTACACGCTCGCCAATCAGCTCGGCATGATGGTCAGCATCAGCTCCAACGGCTCCCGGCTCGCCACCCCACGAGTTCTGGACCTGCTGACCGCGCAGCGCCCCTACCGTGTGACCCTCTCGGTCTACGGCGCCACGGAAGAGTCCTACGACGGCATGACCCGCCGACGAGGCTCCTTCCGCAAGTTCGTCAAGGGCCTGGACGCGGCCGTCGAAGCGGAGCTGTCGTTGCAGCTCAACATCGTGGTCTCGAACCACAATGCCCACGAGGTCGACGCCATGGTGGAGATGGCTGAGTCGCGAGGCGTGTCTCACCACGTGTTCGTCAACATGGTGCCGACCATCCATGGCGACGGAGGCGTGCTGGTCACCCAGTCCCAGGAACACCTGCGCAAGCGCAAGCCCTTCGGCGGGTGCAACGCCGGTCACACGTTCTTCCACTCCGACCCGCACGGCCGCGCCACCATCTGCAAGGTCGGCCGGGACGACGCCATCAACCTGATGGACGAAGGCATCGAAGGGCTGGCACGCCTCGGCGAGATCGCCGACCGGCTGATGCTCCGAACCGGCGGATGTTCCGGGTGCGCGCTGTCGGGGTCCTGCACTGTGTGCCGACCGCTGGCCAAGCAGTACCAGCAGGCCCAGGCGCCCCTCAAGTCCTACTGCCAGCACGGACAGCGAGAGGAGGTGAACACATGACCGCAGTGTTCGTCGAGATCAAGCCGACACAGGACACCGTGGAGTTCGTCGAAGACATGGACGACATCCTCGAATCCGAGAAGTGCAGCTGCGACGCAGGTGACGACAACCCTTACTAACCTGAGTCCCCCTCAGGCGCGCGGGCTCCGGTGGTTCAGCCACCGGAGCCCGTTGCGTGTGAGTACGATGCGCCCATGCCCGACTCTCGTGACGCCAGCCGTCTCGTGTTGCCCTTCCCCTACGTGCCCACCCTCGGCCCCGTGCACCCCGACGCCCTCACCGCACATCTGTGGGACGAGGTCATGAGGGCCAACGGCACCGGCGCGTTCCTGCCGCACGACAAAGACGCACGCTGGGGCGGAACCAAAACAGAATCAGTCCTGACGCAGGCCATCCGCGGGGATGAGGAAGCCATCACTATCCCGACCCTGATACGGCGTGGTCGAGGCGTGCTGAAGGTCCACCACTACGGGCGAGCACCCGACGTGGAAAAGGCACTGGACGAGGCCGGGAAGCTCGCGGCCGAACACGGCGCAGCAGCAGCACGAGTCCTGTGGTTCTCTCAGGAACCCGACACCCGGTGGCACAGTTGCCGCATCCAGCTCAAGACCTTCACCGGAAACGAACCTCACGCTCACGGCAGAGTAGGCAGCCTAGACGCCGAAGCGCTGTCCGTGCAGGGCACCTTCGACGCCTTCGCCGACACACTCAAGGAAGACGGGTTCGCTTTCCTCGCGGAGCGGATGCGTACCACCGGTCTGGACGGCCCACTTCTGGTTGCCGTGGCCGAGGGGCGCGTCGTGGGTGCCATCGGTCCGATGGCTATCCGCACGGACTCCATCGGCCGCCGCCGTCTCCTACCGCAGTACTTCGGCGTCCTTCCCGAGGCACGCGGACACGGGCATGGGCGCGCACTGTGGCGGGCAGCGATGCGCTGGGGACAGGAAGCCGGAGCCGCCTACCAACTCCTCCAGACCGAGACCGATGGTGCGTCCGACCACCTATGCCGATCCGAAGGGCTGATCAGCCTCGGCTTCGTCTTCACCGTCACCCTGTAGGAACTGGCGCTCACAGTAGTCACACGTGATAGGGCCTTGCTCGGTGATCCGGGTGAGGCCCTTCGTGCGACACGAGGGACACGGCATCGACAAGCGGATGCGGTCGTTCGTGGCCGCAACGAGCTGACGAGCACGCCCTACCGCCCGCAGAAGCGACCGTGCGGCCTGGAGGCCACCCAGCACAGCCAGCGCCCGATACGGCGCCTGGAGCAGGTGAGCGCATCCCTGAGCCGCGCCCGAGCGCGTGAAGCCCACGGGACGGCCGGTGATGGCGGACCAGTCGGCGACCGCCGCGACCACACCGGCCTCCACATCGATGACATGTTCGCGCGCGGGCGCCGACGAGGCCGGGGCGGTGCGCGCGGTGGGTGCGGCCTGGGCAGGCCGTGCCAGGGTGCGCGGCACCTCATCGGCCAACAGAACCAGCAGGGCAGGCGTCTCACGGAGGGCGGTGGTGACCTCATCGACGCAGGCAGCGCAGAACAGCTCGTCGGCGTCGCCGTTGCACGCACCGCGGATCAGACACGCCATCACGCACTCTCCAGAACGCGGAGGTCCGCGCTCGCGCAGGTGTGCGCGAGCACGTAGTCGCGGTTGTCGACGATGTGCTCAGGGTCGGTGATCGAGGCGAGCGTGGGGCGTCGTGTGGAGCGCACGCGGTACACGCGGTGGCCGGATGCATAGGCCAGTGCGGCGGCCGAGGAGGTGAAGGTGGCGACGTCGAGCGTCACGGACGTATCACCGCTCCAGGCGCTCAGCACCAGAGTTCCGCAGGAGCACCGGGAAACACGGGGGACGGTGTCGGTCTGGCTCATCTTCGTTCTCTTTCACTTCCTCCATCCATGTCCCCCCTTATAAGGGGGGGACATGGATGGGAATGGATGGTGTGCGTTGGAAGAGGTGGCAAAGATTCAGCTCTGGCTTGACCGCGCGAGGCGAACCCGCGTGGCGCGGCCGTCCTTGACCAGGGTCACGAATCCCTTGTTGACCAGGGCGTTCAGGGCTCGGTAGAAGCTCGTTGTGGGCAGTTCGGCGGCCTGCATCAGGACGCTCGTGCTGGGGTCGTCCAGGGCGGAGAAGTGGGAATGAAGAATGGAAAGGAGCAGGGTTTCGTTGCCGCTGTTTTCCAGCCCCGTGTGGGAACTGACGACGACCGAGTCCAGCACCGTGTTGAGGCGCAGACGGATCAGGTCATCGACGGGGCCGTCCTTGCGCTTGGTGCGCTTGAGCTGAAGAAGCTGGGCGTCGCCCTCGATCTGGTACACGGTGTCCACCCCGGCCTCCAGCGCTGAGGAGCCGCGTACGGTCTGGCGGTCCTTGCCGGTGTGGTGGATGGCGATCACGGTGCCGCCGTCCCCGGTGGCCTCACGGACCTCGTACAGCGCGTCAACGGCGAGCCCCATGTCTCTCGCGCTGTTCTCGTCGCCGCCGACCATGCATCGGGCCAAGGTGTCCACGACGACATGGCGGATACCGCGTTGGCGCATCTGCTCGCACAGCTCGGCGACTTCGGTGGGCGCCAACAGGTTCACCGGGCGCGTGAGGACGAACCACCCTTCGTCGGTCAGCTTGGTGTCCCAGGCGTATTCCCAGGCGTCGAGGCGCTTGCGTAGGCCGTAGGCGCCTTCGGCGGCGAGGTAGAGCACTGGCCCCGAGGTGTGGACGGGGCGTGCCTGCCACGCCTTCCCCGAGGACAGGCACGCGGCCCAGTCCAGAGCGATGAAGCTCTTGCCGCTGCCCCAGGGTCCGGCGAGCAGGCTGACCGAGTGCTGGTCGAGGGTGGCGTCGATCAATGGGGCGGGGTCGGGCAGTGATGCCAACGCCGATCGGGTGAGGATGCGCGAGGCGATTCCGCGCTGCTGGGCTTGGTGGTCGGCGCGCACCTGCGCGGCGTACTCACGCAGGATGGCCTCGATGTCTTCGCGGGGGATGTGCATGGGCTAGGTCCTTCCTGCGGCTTTGGCGCGGCCCGAGGCGATGGCCTGGCTGATCTCGCGTTCGGTGCGCTGCTGGGCGCGGCCGATGTCTCGGATCGCGGGTTCAAGGGCGTCCAGGTCCACCAGGCCGCGTGCTTCGTCCAGGGCGAGCCGGTAGATCCTGCTGACGAAGGTGTGGTGTCGTTCGCCCTCCACGGCGAGCCTCATGTCCTCCAGAGCGCGTTCGGCGTAGGGGCGCACCGGCCCTTTGAACCCCGGGCTCGCGGGTGTGTAGGCATGGTGAGCGGTGCGGCGCCGAGTGATGGCCTGGAGGGTGTAGCCCAGCCATTCGGGAAGCGGCGCGGGGGGAAGGTCAGTGACGGGAAGGTACTCCGCCCCGTTGACCTGAGAGCCGGGGCCGAGGACGTACCCGCCATCTCCCCGGACGTCGATCAGCGGCGCGATGAGCCCGGCCGAGTTACGGACTTGGAAGGCGGTGGGCGCCTGGAAGTAGAAGTGCATCCCGCCGGATGGGGTCACCACGACCATGGTGGACAGCAGCGCCGACAAGCCGCTCACCTCGCCCACCTGTTCCATCAGATGGGCGTAGGCGTCAGTGCCGTCCCAGAGTGATCCGGCGATGTCAGCCCAGTCACTTGGCCACTGCCATCCCTTCTTCGGTTTGTCGCAGTCGATGACGACGAGCCCACTCGCCCCACAGGCGACACCGATGTTGTGGGTGGGGTGAGCGCGCCAGTGCGCGATGATCGCGGCTTCGTCCTGAACGGCGTCGTGAACGCCTCGCGCGGTGGCGGGCGCCTTCTCGTCGGTGCGGCACGGGAAGACGCGGAACCCCGCACGGACCAGAGCCAGCGCCCAACGCTGTTGTGAGGTGGCCACCTTCAACGCCTCCCTGAGATGAAGGTGGGGGTCCTGACGCGCCCCCCAGAGCGCCAGGACCCCCGGACAGGTGGTCTAGAAGGGGAACTCGTCCTCAGCCGAGGGCGAGGGCGCCTGGAAGGGGCGCGGGGCCGAAGGCGGAGGTGGCTGGTAGGCGGTCGGCTGGGACGGCGGCGCGGTCGGCGGAGCGGACGCCGACCGCGAAGCCAGGTAGCCGCGCGCCGTTTGACGATCTGCCTCGGTGGGTTCCATCAGGCGCCATGGAGGGCTCTGTCCCTGCT